CATCGGTTGGATTGGTAGCAGTTGAATCCCATGAAAAACATTTATTATTATAAATCAAAGCAATCAGAGTTGTACCGTAATTATCTAAAACCCACATACCAGGTTCAAGGGTAACATCATCGGAAGAAGATTCTCCCCAAGCAACATAGTCTGAAATATTAGTAATGGTTGCGCCCGCTGTGTGTAGGGCTAAAGTTGTTCCATTAACGTTTCTTGCTCCCCCACTTAAAGTTCCTGTGGAAGTGTCATTGTCGGTATAAGAAATATCTTCTGAGTTTATGTTAATTTCTCCTGAGCTTGGAAAGGCAGTAGAGCTGGTTAAAACAACATCAGTGATTGCAGCATCGGCTGCAAGAGTCGTTACTAAAGTTGTAGTTGCTGGACCTGATGCGGTTCCTGAATATTGACCAGTACCCCAACCAAATCCTCCAATTTCTTGAGCAGGCCCGACTGTATAATAAGTTTGAGCTCTACAACTTCCCGCATTAGTTGTGGTTCCTGATGCAGCAGAGGCCATGGTAATTGTAATAGTTGTCGCTGTAGGAATGGACGTAGCCATAAATTTTTTATCTTCAAAATCTGCATCGGTGTAGCCTGAGCCCGGAGGCGCGGTGACAGTGTCTAATAAAACGATATCGTCTTCTGACATACCATGCACAGAAGGAAACGTTATGGTAACAGCAGTCTCAGTATCAGTGGTTGAAAAATCACAACCCGTAATCGTATTGTTGATTGGGTGAATGTCATGATATTGTCCGCCTGAATAGACGTATAAAATTCTGTTTGTTCCTATAGCAGCATATTTAATACCTGCATTATCATCAAAATGGTGAAGGGCTCTTGCGGCTCCAGTGAGTTTATCCTCACCTAATTGATCCCAGCCTCCTAATTTTTCAGGCGTACCATATCTAAAACGGATATAATCTCCACCTGTCCATTGCCCTTCGGCACCAGTAGGTGTGACTTGTTTATTGAATCCGGGTAAAAAGTTTACTTTTTGTAGCATAAAACTCCTTATAATATCAAAAGGATCTATTGACAAGTAGATATAACCATGCCTCCCTACAAACACGGTTGTTTCTTCTTGTTAAAATGTTATTTATTAGGATATTTATCTTTACTTGGCTTCAAAGCTGCTTGCTTCTAGTTTATACATTTTCATCTTCAGCCCCTTTGAGTGCTATTTTTAACTGTGGATTTATATTGCCTTCCAGTATTTTTGTTTTTTTAGGTATTAATCCTACCTGTTTTAATGCGTTCCAAGTGTGGTGGATCATCTAAATTCGCTACGCTAAATCCCATGCTTTCGTTCCATCATTCCAGCTATAGTGTTCACCGTAAGAGCCTCCTGGTACCGCACCAACTGTATAACCTTTCCATGTGCCTAAATTTTCATCCCATGCAATTTTGTATTTAGTATCTTCTCCGTCTTTGTCATAGGTTAAAATAGTAGGATAAGCTACTGGTGCTTCCCAATTACAAGTATCTTCGTTTAATATCCAGCTTGGATAAAGTTGTTTAGGAATAAAAGCATCTCTATCTTCGTCATAGATATAGCCTATTCCCGCATGATTTTTTCTAAAAGGTGTACCACCTAATCTATGAACTCCACCATAAGTATTATAAGATGTTTGTTTCCAAATAGACCAACCAATTAATTTGGTTAGAAAATCTATTCCTAAAACTTCTTGTTCTATTCCTCCAGCATCTTTTAAAACATCATTGTGTACTGAAAGAACCTCTATTACTTTATTGTTTAATCCTATTTTTGCAAAACTAGCCATTATGCTGTATAACTCCCAGTTCCTGTAAATGTTAAAACTGTATCTGTTCCGTCTACTGCTGTTGCAACAGTTGGAGAACCTGTTGTTGTGCCTGAATAACTGTCATCAGCCATTCTTAAAATAACTACACCTTTTCCTCCAGCTCCAGAAGCAGTTGTATCACCTGTTCCTCCACCTCCACTACCAGTATTAACTGTTCCAGTTCCACCAGCTCTACCACCAGAAGATTTATAACCTCCTACTCCACCACCACCAGAACCTCCAGTAGAAGCTTGACCATCATAATAATTTCCACCTCCACCACCACCTGCTCTTGTAACAGCCGCACCAGTTATTTCAGAAGATGCACCAGCTCCACCATCTCCAGCACCACCATCAGCATCTACTCCAACAGCACCTGCTCCACCACCTCCACCAGCTCTTGAAGAGCCAAGACCAGTACCACCTGCATAACCTTGAATTGGATCTGTTACTGGAGAAGATATACCCGCAGCAGTTGTACCTGATGCGATAGCACCACCACCACCACCAGAGCCACCATTTGTACCAGCAGTAGATGAATTTCCACCTCCACCTCCTCCAGTAGAAGTTGTAGAAATGCCTGAACCAGATATTGAAGAATCAGAACCATCATTACCAATATAATTACCAGAAACGGTTGCTCCACCATCTCCTACAGTAATTGTATAAGTTTCAGTAGGAATTAAATTTTGTGTTGAAGCTCTATAACCTCCAGCACCTCCACCACCTCCACCTGCAGCTGTCCAATTTCCACCATTTCCAGCTCCTGCACCACCTGCACCACCAGCGATTACTAAAAGCTCTACTTCAATACCAGCAGCACCACCACCGCTTCCAAATCCTAAAACTTGGTAGCCAAAACCTTTTATTTTCTTTGATTGTATGTTTGTTGAATTCTTACCTGAGATGAGTTTATTTTTTAAATCTCTCATATTTAAATACCTTATGCGTCGTTAGCTGCGTCTGTAGTATAAAATATTTTAACTCCGACTAATCGTAAGTCACCAGTGTTAGTGTCAACTGCAACATTTCTTACTATTTGAAAAGAAGTATTTGTGTCTACTGCTGCACTAGCAATTGTAACATCGCCACTCACTACGTTAACCATTAAATCATCTTGAGTTCCACTTGCCGCAAGTGCTGTATTAGCCACAGCCGTTCCGTAAGCTGTGTCGTAATCCACATCGCTAGCAATAGAAACACCTTGTAGTTTGAACCCACCAGTTCCTGTATCCGTTGCGGATGCAGACCAGTAAGTTTGAAATTGTACTACGCCTTCATCCCATGATTTAGGGAAACATACATTAAACTGTGCGTATTCAGCTGTAGTAGTATCAAAAGCCAAAGTTTTTAATTCTGGCTGAGTTGCTGTTAGTTCGGCTTGGGCTGCTTCAGCTCCATTGGTCGTAGTCGCATACATCGCTGTTGCTGGAACCCACATTGTTTCTTTACCTGCGATTTTTATAGCACCTGTCGCATCGGCTCCATCAACTGCTTTCGCTACACCTGTGCCATCTGGAGTAATAGTAATATCACCATTCGCTCCGTCAGCAATTGTAATATTTCCTGAATTAGTTCCAGCGTTTGTATTTAAAATTAAATCTCCTGTGCCTTGAGTAGTAATTGTTGCGTCAGCATTATTATCACCCACTTGAACTGCATCTGCTGATAAATTAACATTCCCCGTTCCTGCCGGAGTGACATTGATATCAATATTTGTATCTGTGGAACTCGTAGAAACCGAAGAAATAATTGGACCTGAACCTGTAGCCGCGTTTGTTATTTTAAGTTCGTTAACGGGAGTACTTACTTCACCGAAAACCAGTGTTTCGTCTCCGCCCGCGTCTGCAATAAATCCACCGTCTGCAAATTTTGGAGCAGTTAAAGTTTTGTTTGTGAAAGTTGTAGTGGAAGATGCTGTGACAAAATCTGTTGTTGCATCTATAATATCTGGATTAGTGCCATCATTAGCAGTTGCATAAACAATTTTAGTTCCTCTGTCACCAGCGGCCCATGTAACACTGCCCCCACTACCAGAAACATATTTAAATTCAACTGAGTATGAATTAGTACAAGAATTTTTAATTACGTATAGTTGTTGAACATCTAAAGGAATTGTCACAGTTACGTTTCCAGCAAGCGCTGCTGTGAAAGTCATACATCTGTGTGCAACTTGGTTAGCATCAGTTGCTGCTCCATCTGATACAGCTAAAGTTGTAGCTCCTGTTGTATTTAAAGCT